TATTACCCTTCAGTTTTGTACTGGAGTGGTTTATGAACGCGCGGCCTTTGCTGACAGGTAACATTCTTGGCTTGAACGATCCTTCTGACGACTGCCATGTTGAGATCGTTGACGTCGCTCTTACCTATGTTTTGGAAGAGGGCGTCACGTCTTCGACAGGCAAAGAAGTCTTAGGATTAAATCAAACTGAGATTGCTACCCGTAAATTTGTGTACCGTTGGGTTGGCGACAGAGCACTGGACCGCCTAGCGTGGGTATTTAAACTCCCAGGCTGGATGCAGTTCGCACTCGGTGCGGCTATGGTAAACGCGAATACGCGCTACACTAGCTAGCTACCAGACAATAACAATCAATGATACCTTGGAGGTACCACTATGGCTACTATCGTTGGAACACAAACAATCACTGTTGGAAGCGACACAGACCTCTCTTTTGTTAAGAGCTGGGTCCCAAAGTACGCCAATGAACTCAAGAAGAATAATACCATGGTCAAGAAGGCCGCGGCAACGGACGGTGAAGCGCTTTTGCGCATTTCCCATCAGGTTACCAAAGGCATTGAAGGACATGTGGTTTCTCTTGAAATTCAGGGAGTACGCGGAACAACCCCGGCCGCCCGCCTTGTCAAGGCCCAAATGGTCATGACATGTGAAGCGGGTAATGCCGAAGAGTCGGCGCTTCTTACTGAAGTCGTCGAAGCTCTGTGTACGTATGTTCCGACAGTGATGGCCGATTTGATGGCTGACGTTCTTGATTAGCCCAAATTGGTGAGTTAGTACAACGTGTGGTGGTTATGGTGGGGGAAGCCCTTAGGACTTACCAAGGTCCGGGGCCGAACAGCCTAAAAGCTACGGTGGTCATGAATGACCAAATTATTAAAGCCGTACACCTCTACACACTAATTCTCGAGGACCTTAGTGAGCTCAGTGATACAAACCTTGAGCGGGATATGGCGACAATCAACAGCCGTGTCCGACACGAAGGCCTCCCTTTTCTAACAAGAACACTTCCTGCTTTCGGTGACGCGTTTTTCGCATCGCTGAAAGAAGGCTCGCTCCGACCAACTAGCGCTTTCGCACTAAGTGGCGCGCTCCCCAAATTTCTCAAGGGGTTAACTTCGCGTGTGTTCTCAGCTGAAACGGGTATCCTCCTAGAGGAACCGTGTTATGTTGCAGCCTACTGCATTAGACAGATTTGTTATCTCCTTTACAAAATGGAGATGCCGATCACTGATGTAATGGCATCCACCGCAGTTAATAAGTTGGTTGAACGTGATAAGACGTTGGATGGAATGGTTCAGATCAGTCCATTCGATAAAGTGTTGTTGTTGGCGGAGTCACTCATATCTGAGGTCCTTGGACCGTTTTCCTGGGAAGATACCATGCCTCGCCATGGGCCCGGTGCATGTTCACATCGCATCGACGCTCCGTGGCAGAAGTGGTCTTTTTGGGACGACGGCTCAGGTAATTTGCCCGATGATTACTATAGTACGCCAGGTCTTGATCCTAACTTTAACAGTCGGGATTACGATCTTGAGACGCGGCTTGGTCTTACCCCACACTCAGTGCGAGACATGCATACATCCAAAATGTCCTTGGTCCCCAAGAATTCAAAGGGATGCAGGACAATTTCAGGAGAAGCGGTCCGTCTGATGTGGGCGCAGCTTGGTTTAGACTCTCTGATGCGCAAGAGGATCGAAGACTCGTATCTTACGAGCAAAACGATCCACCTTAGCGATCAGTCTGTTAATGCCAAGCTCGCTCTATCGGCTTCAAAAACCGGCAGAATGGCCACGCTCGACCTTACCGCGGCGAGCGACGGAGTCAGCGTTAAGCTGATATACCGTTGCTTTCCGACGGAGTGGCGCAGGGCAATGATGAGTGTCCGCAGTACGGGAATGCAACTGCCATCTGGCGATGTTATCAAATTGAATATGATGTCGCCGATGGGAAATGGTTTTACTTTCAGTATGCAGACGCTTCTTTTCTGGGCGCTTTCTGCAGCGACCATAGCATACCGTATGGAAGAGACTTACACGTCTGAGGATGATCTGGAATGGGCATGTCACAACACATTTGTCTACGGCGACGATATTATCGTGCCGCAGGAATATGCGTGTGAAGTCATGTCAAGCCTTGAGCGATACGGGTTTCTGATAAACAGAGATAAGTCCTTTTGGACTGGCCCTTTTCGCGAGAGTTGCGGGATCGATGCCTTTGCGGGCACGGATATAACGCCTCTCAAAATCAAGACGCCACCTCAGACACGTGGTGAGAGTAATAACAAGAAAAACGTGGACGCGACATTCGTGGCATCCTGGTATGCCCAATCGAAAGACTGGGCTACCGTATTGCCGCGAGTTAGCGCATGGATGAAAGCAGAGGTTTATGCAGAACTCGGCTTCACGCCCACCTATCCTGAGGGATGGGAGGGATGCATCGGCGAACCTACACCCTATGAAAGGGTACATGGAAGGCCGGTAGAAGTTGGGCAGCTGCATGTCTCGCACTTCCAGAAGGTAGTCAGGGGACCATTGGTTAGGGTGCCTG